TAAAGCTGGTAAAGTTGCTGGGAATCTTGCGTCAGGCACAGTTCCCGAACTTAAATTAGAAGCATTTAAAGCAGACCCATCAATAAATCCACTATCATTATTAAAACCTGAAATAGCAATATTGCCTTTTGTTAATTTTTTTTGAGCGTTTGCTGCATCAACTACAGCAAAAAAATCTCCATCAGCGTCTGATGTAGATGTAGCTAATTCTGAAAGATCAACATCAATTTGATCTGCTTGAACGTCAATTAAATTACCTGCGCCAACATTTAATGTAACATCTCCAGAAGATCCGCCACCTGTTAAACCATCCCCTGCTGTTACTGCTGTAATATCTGCAGTAATAGTTTTGTAAGTTTGGTCCCCTGCTAAAAAAGTTGTAGAAGAAGCTGTGCCTGTTCCAAGTCTTGCAGTTGGAACTAAATTAGTTGCTAAATTAGCTGCATCTAAATTTGTTAATGCACTTCCATTAGCTGCAGGCAGTGTTGCAGGAAACCTTGCATCAGGTACTGTACCTGAAGCTAAATCATCTGCATCTAAGTTTGTTAAATTAGCACCACTAACTGCTGGTAATGTAGCAGGAAACCTTGCATCAGGGACTGTACCTGAAGCTAAATTGTCTGCATTTAAATTTGTTAAATTACTTCCATTATTTGCAACAATGTTTCCACTTGCATCTAGTATTACTGATTTTGATGCAGGTAAAGTACAGAAAACATTTTTTGTACCTGCTGCAAAATCTACCGCACTGTCAGAATTTGATGATGAAATAATAGTAGTTCTAGCTAAAGTGCCAGCTGCTACCGTACCTAGTCCAACTTCAAATTCCGCATTGGTAGTGTTTACAATTGCATAATACGTTGTATTCGTATTTCCAATTGCACTAGAAAAAGTTTCAAACCCTGTTACTGCTCCTGCAAGAGTAAAAGTGCCTGTACCAGTAGTGGTAGAGGTTTCTTTAACTCTATCGTTTACGACTAACGCCATTTAATTCTCCTTAACCAGATATTCTTAATATAGCTGCTGCTGTAGTAAATGCTGGAAACTGTATCGTAAAAGTTCCTGATGTAGCTGTTTTATCTGCTCCAAAATCTAAAATTGCAACTGCTGCATTAGTAACTGCAGAAGATGTGTTGTAGATCATTGCACCTCTAGCTGTCAACGTTACACCTGTGAATGATAAATCTGCAAAGTCAACAATTGCAACACCTGATGCAATTGAAGTATTTTGACCTGTTAATGGATCACCACCTGATGCGTAAGTACCTGTGTTCGCAACTTCGTTTGTAGTTGTGAATGAAGTAGTCGCTGAGTTAAGAGTTGCTGAAGAAGTATAAAGCGCTAATTTAAAAACATCACCACCAGATGAAGAAAAGTTTTGATCTCCTTCTAATAATTGTTTCTTAAAAGCATTTGCAATTGCTTGTGTTATAGCCATAGTATATCTCCTTATTGTTTTCCTATTCGAGGAACACCTGCTTGATATTCATCTCGTCTTCGTCTTCCCATTTGTTCTATTGAGAATCCTTTGACGGCTTCATTATATTTTTTATCATATAACTGGAGCATGTCAATGGGCCCTTTTAAAAAGCCATAAGCTTCTACTAGGCATGCATACAATAAACCGTTGGGAAAATTTTGACTTATGTATGTAGTGGTATTTGTAGCAGATAAACCAGGGTCTTTCAAGATATAGTTTAGCTGAAGTGTATAAGTAGCATCAGGAGTAGGAGCTACTACAATTCTTTCTTCGTCCCATAAACTATAATATTTAGGTACTCCAGTAGCTTCCGTAGGATTAAATTCTGACATAAAACTTGTATCTCTATACTGTAAAAAATCTCTATTGTTTGGTTGAGAACTTCCATCTGAATCAACAATTTGAGCAGATCTAACAATTAATAAACCAGCAGGTCTTCCAATAAATCTATCAGAGGTAATTAGGTTAGCTGTGTCATATCTTCTGTTGTTGTCTGAATCAACTTCTCTAAGAATTTTAAATTCTGCATTTTCAATAAATCCATCTATAATACTTGAAGTTAAAACATTTGCATCTACTTCTGTGTAGTCTCTAATTTTTTGTACTAATTCTGTGTATGTCATGCTCTATCATTAACAGGTCCAGCTAAACATTGGAACCCGCCTCCCGTTTCTGTGCTACTTGCAGCACTAATTAAATTAAAAGTAAAACTGTTAAATTCTGTAACAGTTGAAGGTTGTCCCGCTTGTGCTACTACTGTTGGAACCATCGTTACTGCGTAAGCACCGTAAACTTTTGCTCCACTTGAGTGTTCACCTGCGGGTGTGTTTTTGGGAGTCTGTCCTCTGAAAGGAGCAGCTGTTCCTCGAACACAATTCGATAAAACATTTGCTGAATTACCATTGTAGTAAATAGTTTCAGTTTCATATAATCCAGATGTTGCATTTATTTTTTCAATTGCAATGTATCCTTGACTAGGAAAAGCAGAAGAGTCAGTTAAAGTAATAGAAGTATCGGTTGCTGTAATACTTCCATTTAAAGTAGTTTCTAATTGTAACGTAGAAATTGCAACTCCTCCCACAGGACTTTTAACATCATAGAATCTTATAAAGTCTCCATTTTGATAACCACTAAAAGGAAAGCTAACAGAAACTTGAATAGAAGCATTGGTCATTGTAAAAGGATTAGTTGGTAAAAAATCTGTAGTTGGAAATTCTGTTCTTGCCGGTCTTGGATGTGGTAATCCTTGTGGATCAGCAGTGTAGGGTTTAGGTTCCAACTGAGGTTGTTTTGGTTCATATTCAGAAGTATGAACTCTTGCACCATTCCATTCTTTAACCATTTCTCTATAAGGATATGCTAGACCTGATCGATCTGAAATAAATAATGCGTGTCTTCCTTTTGATAAATTTCCCATAATTATATACTCGGATAATAAGTTTTAGGTGAAATGTAAACACTAGCTGAAGAACCATCTTCTTCTAGAGCTCTAGCCAATTCATCCTCATAAATTAATTTTGTTTCTTGTATTCTTGGTTGTGCGTATTTCATAGATAAGTAATAAGTTAAACCTGCAACCATGCAAGGTACAAATCTATAGGGTACATCTGTTGCATTAGTGTAGGCACCTGCATCTTGAATTCTTTTTTCATAATAAAAATTAATAACATCACCATTTTGAGAAGCACCTGGCGTTAAATAAACAGTTATTAAAATGTGATCAATAAATCTTTGAACAAAGTATTGTGAAGGTTGTCCTGTAGCTGTTTTATTAGACAATGCCTGATATTGAGATCTATTTATTTTTTCTAAAGGGGAATCTACGTTAGAGTTATTTCTATACGAACACTCTAAAATTTCTGTAGCTTGGTTTACAAAATTAGTAACAGTATCACCGCTTGAATGAGTAGCTGCAGTAGTTCCATTAACTCCACGTGTTACTCCAGTGAGCTCTAAATCACTAAACCCAGTGTAAGAAATATTTTCGGATCCTACGTTGATAGTGCCTGTGGTTGGCATGTTATCTATAGAAGCTAACGTAATTCCTGTGGTAGCTGTTGTGGAGGTAATAGCTGCTGACAATGTAGATGTCACTCCATTAGAATTACCATCAGATGTTGCTCTAAAAATTTTATATTCGTTTTGACCATTTACTAAAGTAATATTAGTATTAGCTACTTCCCAAAAATGAAGACCTCTATTACCCCATTCCTGGAACATTATGTTTAACGATCTTCGAGCGGTTTTTAAATTATAGCCGCTCATGTCAAATTGACCAAGTCTGTTATAAGACTCTTCAATTATCTCGTCGATCGAAAACGTTTTGTCAAACGTCGTAGTGCCAGAAGTAGTATTGGCCATTTAATTACCCTGCTGTTAAACCTGCACCAGAAAATTTATCTGTTAATAATGTGTAAGCTGCAACGTTAGTTTTAGTTTTACAATAAATTCCTTTTGGAAATAAAATTCCATCTTCTGGGAATGTAAAATTAATTACATCTCCATTTGGAACATCACCAATAAATAATGTAGTTCCAGTATTTGAAGTTGTTGTAAGCTCTAAAACACCAGCACCAACACCATCATTAGCAATAATAATACCTCGTAGTCTTATTGGTTGCGAAATTACTGCAGTACCTGTGTTACCTGCCGTTGATCTTGTAGCTTGTATATCACCTTTGCTTGCCATATTTAATCTCCTTAAAATTTTATGTGGGGCCGAAGCCCCACACTAATTATTTATTAAGCTGCAAATGCAAACGCACCAGTAACAGCTGCTGCTGCACCAGTAAACTCAGTTGCAATGTGCCATACACCATCTTCAAAACACATGAAAGCAATTTTGCCGCCAGTTGTTAAAAGATTAGTTGCTGCATTAGCTGGAGTGAAAACTAATTGTGTTTCACCTGCTGTTGAAGTATCAAAAGTTACTTCATTAGCTGCTCTTGATTCAATTATTGAACTAGTAGCCCAAACATCAGTTCCTGCTGCGTTAAAAGTTAAAGTAGCTGTTCCGCCAGCTGTATCTTTAGATTGAACGTAAACTGCGATCGCACCTCTAGTTGCTGCAGGTAGTGCTACTGCACACGCTGCTGCTCCAGTGTAATTAACCGATGCTATAATACCATCTGCGATAGTTATATTTGCACCTGTTGCTGTGTCAGCAAATAACAAACCAGTTAAGTCAGGCATACCTGAACTCATTCTAGTTGTTACTGCTCCTGTTGTAGCGTTTTTTGTAGCCATTTGAAAGCCACCTTCAGAACGTACTGGTCCTGAAAAAGTAGTATTTGCCATATTAATATCCTCCTAGATATCTGAATACTGTCCCTAGGGTTGTCGACTATACGCGTCAGCATTCATCATTTATTAAATGTATAGTGTATTTTTTATATACTAGATTTTAGTAGAGTGCAAGAGATCCTACAGTGTGGAGTGGATTTTTCCAACGATGTAGCTTTTTATTAAGTAGCTACAGAAACTTCAGGAGCAGCGCCTTCTACAGCGTTTTGTCTATGGGCAATAGCTGCTTCTTCCAGCTTGATCTTTGTAATGACTTCTTTAACTTTGTCATCAATTCTGACCATCTCAAGAGTGTATCTGTTATTATCCAGATGCTCCTGTTCCCACTTCAACTCCAAGGACCTTTTTGCTTTGTATAGGTCTTGTATCATTTATAACCTCTTCAAAAGTTATTCTATTAATCCTAGAATCATAGTTGTTTCCAAGATCTTCCCATTTTATACTATTTTCTCCTAGCTTGTCAAGTATAGCTAGTTCTACAGCTTTTGCATTATCTTCAGCTAATATTTCAAATTTAGCATGATGATTGTACGCAAAAATATTAATGAGAAGTTGTTTCATAGGTTTTTCTTTCTTATTTCTTAAATGAGGCGGGATTGTGTCCCGCCTCAAAATTATCTATTAATTGATTCCAGGAGAACCGAAAATTCCTCTAAAGTCAGAAACACCAAATTGGTATCTTTCTCTAGCTTTGAATCTTAAGTTTCCAGTATCGAAGTCACCTTCCATAGCT